ATCTGTTGCTCGGCGCGGCGCAGGCTGTCGCGCAAGGCGGCCTCCTCGCTCACAGCCTGGGCGGAGCCGACGCCCGCGAGCCAGCCGGCCACCAGAAGCCCGGCCGCGCCGGCGCATTGCACCAGGCGCCCATGGGGCACCAATGGCACGAAGCCATAGACAATGGCGCCGGCGGCCAGAAGGCCGAGCGTGCCGGCGCCGAACGACACAGCCCAGGCAGGCAGCAGCGCGAGAATCCACGCGATCAAGGTCATGTGGGAGGGCCGTCCTCGGGCGGATTGTCGGAAGAGTCGCTCGGCGCGCCACGGCGGCGCCCCAGCACCCGGCCGAACACCATGGTGTTGCGGTCATCCCAGGCGGCGCCGAACACATAGGCGCCGATGGTGGAGCCGGCGAGCAACAGCACGCCGCTGGCGATTGTGCCGGCCAGATCCGTGTCCTGTCCCCAGCCGGTGAGGTAGATGACCTCCCCGGCGCAGAACAGCAGCGTGCCGATGATGATGCGGCGGCGGATCTCCCAATGGGAGACCGAGAAGACGGGCGCCGGCGCCCGCCGGCGGGTCACGCCTCGTTGCGCGACGGCGCGCCGGTGCGGGTCAGCATGACGCGCGCGCCGGGCGTGCCGCCGCCGTTGGGCCAGCGGATCGCGTCCAGGCGGCTTTTTTCCACCCGGGTGACGGTCACCGCGTCGCTCTGGTTGCCGCCGAGCACGTGGAAGCAGTCGGCATCCTCTCCGACATAAAATCCGACGTGGCCACCGCCCGGCCGGCGGAAGGTGAGGATCGCGCCGGGGGCGCCGTTTCGCAGCGCCGTGCCGAAGTCCGACCATTGCAGGGCGCCGAGCGGATTTTTCGGGATATCGCGCCACCCGCTCAGGGTCATCACATGCGCCACGAACAGCCCGCACCAGGGGATGGAATCGCCGGTGAAATACCCGGCGATCCAGCCGCCGAGGCGTTTTGCCCATCCCATGATCGCGGCGGTGTTGCCGCTGCCGGGGGTCTCCTTGGTGCCCAACAGGGCGCGCGCGTTCGCAAGCCAGACAGGATCGGCCATTGGTCATCTCCGGTGATGTGGTGTGGACACAAAAAAGCCGCCTCAGCTGGCGGCATGGATGCAACTCTTGGATGGTGTTACGCTACGTTCGCGCTTCCGATTTCCCCCTCTTCGGACACGCTTGGGCTGGGCGGCATCCCCCGTGCCGCTCAGCCCGCGCACTCCATCGTCGGGGTATCGCTGCAGCAGCGCCGCATGCGATAATGTATGCAGAGGAAGGCCGGGGGGCGCATGCGGTTCATTTCAGAGGTGCTCGCGCGCGCCGCGACTCTGACGTTCCTACTGGGCGCGGCCCTGCTGTCGATCGCCTTCATCCTTGCCGCCGGATGCACAGTGTTTGCCGCCATCAATGGCGCGAGCCTGGAGACTGCAGTGATGGTCGGCTTCGACGCGCTCTTCAAATGTGTGATCGCCGCGGTTGTGCTTCTGGTGATTTCCGCCGGGTTACGCGGGATCACCGAGGCGTCTGGAAGGTGACCTCTCACCGTCAATCTCCCGGCGACTGCCACTCGCCATCCGCCACCTCGCGCACCGGCATCGTGGCGAGCACCTCGCGGTGCATCTCATGCTCGGGTGCCGTCCCGCAGACCTCCGGCAGGATCCACCCCGATCCATCGAGCAGCGGCACCGGATCGAGCCCATAGCCGGGCGCTGTCGCGCCACGCACGGCAGCGGCGGTGGCGGCGTCGAGGATTAGATACTGCCCGGTCATATCGTTACCCCCAGCGTGGCGGCGATGCCTCGATACAGCGCAAGGTGCTGCGCCGCCGTGAGGGACGCTCCGGCAAATGCGGCCGAGACCTGTCCCGGATAATAGGTGCCAACATTGCGCCCCACCCACAGCTCCGTCGTCATGGCCGACGAGGCTGCGGTGTTCGCCCCGATGGACACGCCGTTGCGGTAGAGTTGCAGGGCGTTGGCGGCGCTGCGATTGCCTGCCGTCAGTCCGAGGGAGGTCGTGGCGCCGGGCACTGTCAGCGAGACGTTGCTGTGCACCCGGCAGTAGGTCGTATTGACGTCGGAGCGCGGCACGACGGGAATGCTGGACACCGTCGCACCGAGAACAGAGTTGGGGGTAATGGTCTCGCTGGAGACCCAGGCGCCATAGGTCGCGCTGTTGAGCGACGCTCTGGTGAAATCGAAACTCGGATCGGCGTTCGCATCCAGATAGACCGTCCCGCCGCCCACAAATCCGCCCGGCGCCCCGGGCGTCCACGCGGTCCAGACCGGATTGTTCATTTCCGCCAGATCGAACCGTGCAAGCGTCTGCACCTGCGATGCCGCCGCCCCGTTGGTGGGGATGTAATTGCTCGGCACGTCCATGCGCACCAGTTGAGGCAGGCCGATCCGCAGCACCACGTCATAGGTCACGGGAGTCGTCGTTGCTGTCGGCGTGCTGAACCTCAGGACGAGGTTGCTGCCGGCGAACGTGGTGGTCACAACGCGGGTGTTGGTGTATTGCGCCCGAGCCCCCGGTATGAAGTTGCTCCCGCCGCCCTCCCCATTCAGTCGCAGTGTCACGACAGAGAGGCCCGCGACCCATGAGCCCGAGACAAGCTCCACGCTCGCGCTCGTGGTCCAGCGCTGCCCGACGTCGGCGATCGCGTCCGAATGGACATTGAACGTAATGGCCCCAACGCCAACTGACGTGCCATAGAGGCGCAGCCTGAGAAACCGTTGGCCGTTGACGATATCGACGCCTTGGATTTCGTAATTGTTGCCGGTGCCCGCCGCGAAGCCGGTCAGTATTACGCCATCCGGCACAACACCGGGCGTTGCGCCAACGAACTCGCTGTTCGTCAGCACGTTCGTCACCGTGCCGGTCCACGGCACGAGATTGAGCCGCGCCGCTGGCCGGCTAAAGCTCCCGGTGATCCACAGTGCGTCCAGCCGGTCCTGCACACCGTCAGCCCGGTAGATGCGCGCGCCAGCGTCCAGGCGCTGCACGAAATCATCCGGCGGCGCCTGCATCCGGCCGAGGGCGGCGGCAGCCCATGGGTCCATGCCCAGCGGATGGGTCAGGATGTTCACATTACTCATCCGGCGGAACTGCGGGCTGCCATCGGCGAGACCTCGTGGACCGATGATCATGATCAGCCCCGCGCCTTGAGCGGCATAGCCCCAACATTGGCCGAGCCCGTCGCCGCCATCGCGTAAACCGCCACGCCGGCTTTCACTGGCACGATCTCGGCGCCCGCGGTGATGCGGATGGATGCACCATTGGCCGCCGCGGCGCCGCCGGCGGTGTTGACGAAAATGGTCGCGTCCGTGTCGATCCGCACCCACTTGCAGCCCGTCGGCGGGGCGATGATCTGGGCGTTGGCGGTCACCGCTACGCGCACACCGCGCGCGGTGTCGAAGTCGGGATCTTGATCCGGCGGCAGCTTCACGGTGCTCTCGGATTCTTCGTCTACCCCGATCACGAAGACGGGCGTGCCGATCATGCCCCGGCTGTTTGGATTGCTCATGTGTGCCTCCATGCGGCTGATAGGGGGTGCTGTTAGACAATCGCGGCGAGGTAGGATTCTGCGCGCTTGCGGTTGCCTTGGCTCGACGGGTGCACGAGGTCCGCCATGTCGCCGGCGGCTACCGCATCGGCATAGGCCCCGAGAGCATCGCGATCATCCACATAGCCGCAGCGCCGGGCCATGGCGGTCATCTGGAGTGCTTTGTCGTAGGCGGCCAGGAAGGTCGTTGCTGCGTCCGAGCTGTCGTTGGGGCGCACCAGGAGCACGTCGGTGCCCCCGGCCTGCCACCGGCCGACCAGCCTATTGATGCCATAGCCGTACTTCGCGCCATCATCGCTGAGGCGGTCGTTCATGCCGGCGTTGAGGATGTAGACGTCGGCCTTGAGCATCTGCGCCCAAACGCGGCCCCAGCTATCGTCGAGGCTCGCGTGCTGCGCCAGGGAGGTGGCGGAGATGCCGGCGTTGGAAACCGTGGCGCCGCCGCCGTCCAACAGGAATTCCGCTGCGAACAGGGTGAACGTGCCAGCGCCGGAATAGATCGCCAGGGCGGTCGCGCCGGCGGCGGCCCGGTAGAGATCGACACTGCACAAGGTGCCGGTGGGAAAGCGTGTCGTGTCCACGGTCTCGCCAATGGCGCCCGCGCCGTCCGCCACGGCGCCGAAGGAACCGCCAGTGCCCAGCTCGAAATAGATGCGGACGCGATCCCAGGGAGCGCCGGGATCAAGACCCGCATAGCCGCCCGACACGCCGGTGAAGGCCGTGCCTAGGCCGCACAGGCTGTGGGATCGGGCGCCACTGGTCCAGGGGGGATTGCCCAGAAGGAAGGCGCCGGCCGTGCCGCTGGAAGCGCCAGAGTAATAGCCGGCATTCAGAGCGTCGAACCACAGGAGGCCTGGCCCGCCGTCTCCGAAGCGAGCCTTCAGACCGGCTGCAAACGCGGTTCGAAAGGTAGAGAATTCGGGTTCCCCCCCACCCGCTGACAAGCTGTCGATCCCCGCGAACACGCGCAGATGCGAGGCTGGGTTGATCTTCGCATTTTGGATGTGAGAGCGAACCGAGCCGCCGGGACGAAACTGAAAGAAATTCGCCATTCAGCCCTCCCATGCCGTGAATTTCATGTCGGCGGCGGCGCCGACGATCGAGATCGGCCCAGGCGGTGCGTCATCGTTGAAAGACACGGCGCACCCAGGCGGGAGTTCGACTGATCCTTCGCCGTTCGCCAGCGCATTCGCGAAGGGCGCAAACCACAGGCTGCCAGAGACGTTGGGATTGGAAATCCAGAGCTTGGACCGGTTGGCGTTTGGCGGAGCCAGCACTTGAGGTATTCCGCCCACGGCGACGCTGCCCGAGCGGTCGGTGAACTCGCGGCTATTTCGTGCCTCCGGCGCGCTGCCGATCACATAGACAGGCGCCGCAATCATTCCGCTGGGGTTGCTCACTTTGTCGCTCCAGGTCAGGGGCCCCAAGAGATCGTCGCAACGGTCGCCGGCGTGGTTGCGGCCGCCACATCCCGCGTCAGGTCGCCAAGCCTTGTCTGGCATGCGACGACGTGGGCTTTGCCGTCTGCCCCGACCGCTTGGATTTGCTCAGCGCTGTGCGACCGGAAGACCCAAGCACCGTCCACGTGGTTCGCGCACCAGAACGGAGTTGACCAGTCTGGGGCGGGGGCAGGTAGCAACGACGCGGTGACCGAGCCCATGAGGTTGATCTGATCCGTCGTCGATGAGGGATAGGTATGCGGAGACCCGAGCGCCGAGGATACGAACCCCCCGACGATGGCAGTGGCGCAGGCGCTGGACAGTTCTTCCACCTTGGCAGCTTTCAGCGCCGAGAGTGGGATCGCCGGCGGTGCAAAGCCGTCGGCGGCGGACCAAGCCCAGCCGATGGCCGGCGACATATTAGGGGGGACCACGACCAGGCCGGGGAAATCCGGAGGATGATCCGGGTCGATAACGATGAGGTTGGAGACAAGGCCGTTGATGATGATGGCGGCAATGGACATGATCTACCTCACGTGAATTCGAGGATGAGGATGGCGCCGTTGCCACCACTCGCGCCGGCGCCAGCGTCACCACCACCACCACCGCCGCCGTATGTGCCGTTGGCTCCGGCGTCGTTGATGGGTGCAACTGTGTCCTCGCCGCCGCGCCCACCGCCTGCGCCGAAGAGGCCCGCACCACCGGCGCCGCCGTCAAACCGGGATGAGGGGGAGCCGGCCGAACCGGGAAGATGAATGGCCGCTCCTGCGCCGCCCGCGCCTCCGGCCCCGCCGCTGCCGTTGGAGCCGGTCGTGTTGCCCGACGCGCCGCCCGCGCCTCCGCCTGCCGAAAAAATGTTGGCGAACGACGTCGCGCCACCGGTGCTTGCGCGCCTGTCCGGCGTATTAGCCGGGCCGCCGGCACCTCCCGCGCCGATCACGAACGCTGCACCGGCGACGCTGCTTGTAGAAATCGTGAAAATGGTGATCTCACCACCACCGCCACCACCGCCGTTGTAACTGGTGCTCCCACCGCCCCCGCCGCCCCCGGCGCCGATCATCATCGCCATGATCAGGTTCGCGCCGGCGCTTGGGGTATAGATCCCCGACAGGGTCAGGAACTGCATGCCGAGGAATCGCCCCGCCACAGCGGGAGGGACCATGATTGTCGGCGCTACGGCCGCAAGCTGTGCCTGCGTGCCGTCGAACGTCGCCTCCATCAGGCCCCACGCCGGGATATCGCCAGCCACCAGCGCCGCCGCCCCGACGCGCGTGAGCGGGACGGTGGACCCGTTGATGATCAGGGCCGAAGGACCGGTGTTCGCCCACGGGAACATGATCTTGAGCGGCGTGCCTACGATCTCGGCGAGCGATGCCGGCGGCGGACTCATCGTGATCGCATAGGTGTTCGCCCCGCCAGCTGCGAGGAAGTAATTCAGGTGCTGCGAGCGCACCGCCTTGGCCACCTGCTGCAGATCCGCCGTCGTCGGGGTGAACCCGCTGGTGGCGATGAGGGCATGGAGTTCGCGCAACGGATGTTCAATCGCGGCGCCGTCCGGAATTGCTCCTTCGAGCCCATTCGCCGGATCGGCGTTCGGCCACCCGCGGTTCGGATCGGCACCGTTGCCGTTGACTGGAGGCAGATATTTCATGTGGACCTCTTAGGGCACGGTGCCGAGGTAGGCGGACATGCCGCCGCCCACGCGCGTCACCTCAACGTAAAGATTGCTGGTCGGGAAGCCGTAGACCGCCGTCTGCGCCGCCGCCGTGAACGTCCAGTTCGGTTCGGTCACCGTGGTCGTGTTCAGCTCGGAATTGTCCATGACGTTGCGGTTGAGGACGTTCCAGCTCGCGCCCTCGACGTCGTCCCAAGTCACGACAAGGTCGGGCCCGTCGTGATGGGCGGTGAGGCCAGTGGGCGCGGGCTCGCTGCCACCGCCGCCGCCGATCTCGGTCACCAGCACCGCCGCCGGTCCCTGCACCAATCCGTCGATGCGGAAGACGTTGATATTCACGAAGCCGGCGAGCTGGTCATAGACCGCGACCTGCTCGGCCTCGGAAAAGACCCAGGCCGGCGCGGTGACATCGACCGTCCCCAGGATTTCCCCGGTGGTGACGCTGAGGTTGCGCAGCCGCCAGGTCGCGCCCGGCAGGGCATCCCAGGTCACGATAATGTCGTTGCTCGTTTCCGAGCGCACCGCCTGCAGGCCTGCCGGCGCATCGAGCAGCGTCCAGGCCGGCGGCGCGTCGATCCGGTCGAGCCCGGTCGCGATGGCCTCGGACAGTTCCAGCGCGGCCGCATGATAGACAGCGGACGTGTAATGGATGAAGCCGGGATTGCCGACCTCGGGGACATAGCCGGCGATGTTCTCCGCACCGGGCGTCCATGTGCCGATCTTGGTGTTGAGGTCGGCGGCGGCGATGGACACCTGGATGTCGCGCGCCGTCTTGTAGTAGGCGCCGGTCGGCTCCTGCGGGTCGGGCAGATCACCCCAATAGGCGCGGCCGAGCGTCTGAATCCAGATGGGCAGATCCGCGCCGATCTGGGCGCGCATGTGAGCGAAAATCGCCTCGGTGGCGGAGCGGTAGCGCGTGGGCGAGGAGAAGCGCGGCGTGGCCAGCGGATCAAACGCGCTCACGTCGTTTTCGCCCTGCGCCCAGACCACATGCACGATGCTGGGATCAACGCCGAGCTCCTGGACGATGGAGAGGAATTCGACCATGCGCGGGCCGGGCTCGTCCTCGTCCAGGTCCCACCAGTAATTGACCCCGGACACCGGGTCGTCGTCGGCATGCTTGTCGGCCGCTGAAGATCCCCAGGCCGCCTGCACCACCATGACTTCCGCGTCCCGCAGGCCGAGGCGGGTGGCGAGGTCGCGTCGGAGCGCGGCGGCGGACACGAGGTCCTTGCGTCCGTCCGCCCCCGAGAGGGTCGTCAAATGGCCGAGGGCATTGGACTGGCCGGCGATCACGATGACCACGCGCACCGCGGCATTGCTGACCGCCAGCGCGCCGCCGATTCCGGTCGGCACGGTGCTGCTCGCCACGTGCAGGCGCCAGGCGAGAAAGGTCGGTGGGAAGCCAAAATCCGGAACCGACAGCTCCACCGGATAATCGCAGGAGACGCGCGCGCCTGTGACGGTTGGCGCCGTCACCACGATCTGACGCGCCACCGCCTCGCCATCCGTGTCGAGGATATCGACGGTGTAGACCCTTGCGAACGGGTCATTGCCGTTGTGCGCCCAGGACAGCACGACGTCGCCCCATGTTGTCGTCGTCGCGGCAAGGTCGCTCGGGAAGATCCAGTTGACGGGGTCGGGCCCGGCCTCCGGGCTCTGCCCCAGCGCGGGCACCAGATGGCCGGGCGGATAGACCCACCCGTCGCGCCACACCTGCGGGCGCGCCCATACCCACACCTCGGCGATGCCCCAGCCGAATGCCTCGGATGCGGCCTGGGTGATGCGGGGCCAGATCTCGCCCGCGGTCTCCGGCAGCAAGTTGAATCCGGCGAAATAGTGGATTGCGCCGACGGGATAGCCGAGGGCCTGCGTGCCCGCCGTAAGCGTCAGCCCGTGCAGGTCCCATTCGTTGGCCGTGATCCAGTCGTAATCCTCGAGCTGCAGCACGTCCCAGGCGGGATAGACCCACGACGCCACCGGGAAATTGAGCCGCGCCAGCAGCGGGCTGCTCGGGGTCAGAATCTGCGGCGTGAAGACCAGCACCAGGCATTGGGCGCCATCATACGCTGCCTTGATGGCGTCGCGCAGGTGCAGCGTGCTCGCGCCGAGCTTGGCCGACAGCCAGTCGAGATAGGGTCCGTGCACGCCCACCGGCTCGCTGGCGCTCTGGATGTAGGGCGTCGGCACGGGCTGACCCGTTTCGGACGTATAGAGCGCGGTGGTGGTGGCATCATAGATGCAGGGCCCGCCGGCGGTGAAGGAGCCATCCCACCACCACGGCTCACCCACCTGATAGCGCACCTGCCCGCCGGCCGAGGCCAGCGCGCCGCAGAGCCACAGCGCCACCGCCTCAAGATAGCCCAGCGCGTCGGTGTGTGTCGGGGCGATCAGGGTCGAGGGCGGCGACCAACCGGTGCGCGCGCCGGCGCCGGCATGGTCCCGCTGCTGCCATGCATCGGGACAGACGTCTGAGAGGATCTCATAGGACTGCGAGATGATGACGTTGAAACCGCGCGCCACCAGCCGCGCGAACAGATCGGCGAACCACGCCCGGGCCGGGCCGCTCACCGGCGCGCTGTCGTCAACCAGCAGCCGGCCGGCCGCGTCGTCCCAGATCAGGGAATGGAGATGCGAGGCGCCGACATAGATTACGTACCAGTCGCGATACCCGAGCCGCCAGATGCCATCAACCACCCGTTCTGGCGTCAGGTTATAGGCGTCGTCATAGCCGTCGGTCATGCGCAGTGCATGGGGCGCGACGGCCCAATGGCGGCGCTGGACGTGGGTGTTGACCCCGCTCACCGCGATGTTGGAAAGCTCCACCACCACGTCGAGCGGCTCGATGGGGTCGGCCACGCCGGTATAGCCCGGCGCCGCCACGCCGATGGACAGGCGGGCGATGCGGCTCCAGGGGATGACGCGCCGCTGATCCTCATCGAGGACATTGAAGCCGCCCAGCACCGGCACTCCGGAGAAGTCCAACCGGATGTGCCCGGTCATGCCGTCACCACTGGTCATGTAATTGGCGAGCCGCACGAAATAATCCGTGCCGTCGGCGTCGGTCACCGTCATCACCAGGCCGCTATTGTCCGTGATGGGCGGCAGGCCGGTCAGCGCGAAATCGAAATCGAGGATGCAGGCGGTATAATTCGGTGACGTGAAATAGCCGAGACCGCGGGCGCTCCAGCGGTCTTCGCTCTCCCAGCGCATGCCCACCACATCCGCCGCGGTGCGCAGCGTGCAGGCGAGGCGCAGGCCGGTGGAGCCGGTGGTGATGAGCGAGGCCGAGGCCGACAGCGGCAGGTCGATGGTCCAGAAGGCCGGTTCGAACCGGCGAATGGGCGCGAGCACTGTCACCGTCAGCTCGGGCGACCACTCGCTCACAGCCTCGCCAACCCGCTGGAGCGCGCGCACACGATAGGTTCCTTCGGCGAGCTCGGCCGGGGCAACAATGCGGCCCGTGCCGATCGGATCGGATTGGCCCGCGAGGGTGATCGTCATGGGATGATTTCCACATCGATGCCGGCGTTCGGCCGGGTGCTGACCGTGATCACGGGCCAGTCGTCAAGCGAGAGGCCGGGCGGCGGCAGGTAATAGGAAAAGATGATCCTGGTGTGCGCGGGCTTGTATTGGTTGAGGACGCATTCCAGATCTTCGGCGCGGGAGATGCGAGCGAAGGGATCTCGGCCGCACTGACCGAGTCCCATCTCGAACCAGATCACTCGCTGAGAAAAGACCCGCACCCACCAATAGAAGGCGATCTCCTCGGACCCGATCTGGTCCCCGCCACCACATTGCGACAGCCCGCACATGAAGGGCGCCTGCTCGGTGATGGTGATGTCGTAACCGAGGCGGGCCGCGACGTTGATGAAATAGGCCCGCGACTGTCCGCCCTCGGCCGTGAGGCGCTCCACCAGCGCGGCACGTCGCTCGCCGATGGTGCTCGGCTCGGTGACGCATGGGTTCGGCAGGCCCGCCATGCGCTCCCATTCCGGCAGCAACAGGAAGGTGCTGAGCGGCTGGGCTTCGACGTCCACCAGGTTCCAGGCGGCGGCATCCACTCGGCCCCAGATCTCGCCGAGGCCGGCACAGAACCGCGCCATGGGCATGCGCGGGTCGCGCGGCCACGCCTCGCCGACCGGCAGGAGGGAGAGAAGGGCATAGCCGTAATCCTCCCCCGAACGGCGGATCGGCGCGTCAGACATAGGAGATGGTCCCAGGCACACCGATCTGCCCGGCGGTCATCGGCACATTGGAGGCGGTGAGGTCGTGACTGTTCTCGCCCAGCGCAGCGGAGACGGCCTCAGCAATCCAGGACTTGGAAATAGCCACCCCGGGCGCTGCCCGGCGCACCAGCATCTTGCGCACACTGGCCTCGATCGCGGCGCGCACCGTCGGTGTGTCCCGGTCTAGATTGGAGATCGCGAACGACACTGGGTTGGGGATCGGCGGCAGCACGAACAGGCGCTTCACGGTCACCGGCCGCAGCGGATCGATATGCGCATGCACCAGTGCGCAATCTTCCATGGTCGGGATGCCGTTCGGGCGCAGCGGCGTGCCGTCAAGAAGAACACCCTCCATCAGAAATCGCACGGTCGCTGCCCCGACAATTTCCGAGGTGCCCCATGCGCGCGTCACACCCGCCACCTCACGCGCCCAGGCCACATAGTCGTGCGCGGCGCCGCCCTGCGGGGGCTTGCGGATGCGCTGCAGGATGCGGTCGCGATAGCTCTCGGCGCTCTCAGTCTCCGCACCACCGGTCCAGTCGGCCGGGATGGTGGCAGCGGCCTCGACGCCGGGCAGGGCCGAGCGGAAGGATGCGCTCGCGCCCGCCTGAATGTTTCCGCCGATGCCGGCCTCGGTCGCCCTGGCCGGAATGACGACGCCGCCGGGTGATGCCCAGGCATCCTGCAGCGTTTCGACGATCACATTGCCGGCGAGCAGCTCGGTGCCGGCGAGGATCGGCGCGCCAGCGGTGCCACGCGCGAGAATGTTTCCGGTGGCGAAGGTGGCGGCCTGCTTCGGGCCGATCCAGATCCGCCCATGCCGGTCGAGCCAGAACACCGACGTGTCAACCATCAGCTCTTGGGCGAGAGCCTCAAGGTAGCGATAGGCGCCGTCGGCGAGGCCGCTGTTGGAGTCTGCCAGTACCCGCATGTTGGAGTTGGGCACCGAGGCGTCGGCACCGGGCAGGTGGGCGGCAATATCGTCCCGCACCTGCCGGCGGATGGACGGCAGGGTGTTCAGGTCCAAGGCCATGCGGTCAGCTCCAGAGGGTTTGCCAGCGCAGGTCGAGCAGGCGGGTCGAGCCGCGATAGGCATCCACTGTCACCTCGATGTGCTCCATCTCGGTGCGGGTGGCTGTGACATCGAGGCGGGTGCCGATCTTCAGATCCAGGAACCATTGCAGCGCCTCGCGCACATAGTCCTCGGCGCGGGCGCGAACGTCCTCGGTCCATTTCTCACGGCGCAGCAGCCAGAGGCGCGACCCGATGGGCGTCGCACCCCAGATTTCGCTGGCCTGCCAGTCCGCCCACCAGCCGCGCCGGTCATCGTCGGTGGGATCCGGAAGGACATCGTCATCCTCGGCCGTCCGGTCCGTCATCAAGGAGATGATGAAGGCGGTCTTAAGGTCCTCGCCGGTGTCCAGCACGCTGCCCTTGAGCAGCCATGTGGACTGCAGCTCGTCGGGGTTCCATTCGGTGCGAATGTCCACCATGTCACACCTTCGCGAAGACGCGGGTGGATGGGCCCGCCGCGGTCATCACCGCCACCGCGCCGGCCTCGCCGCCGAGAAAGATGCGGTCGGCCTCAACGATCACCTTTTCCGCGCTCTTCACGGTGACCGTCTTGGCGCTGTCGATGGTGATCCCGGCCGCGCCCAGAAGCACCCGCTGGCCCTGATGGTCGTAAAGGGCCACCTCGCCCGACTGCAGGCCCGTCACCCGGTACCGGCGATCACCGATCGCCACGACCACGGCATGTGAGCGCTCGCCCGACGGGACGGCGACCAACGCTTCGGCGCCGTCCATGGGCACCGCGGTCAGCCCGTAGGGCTCCCAATGCTCCACGCTGTCTTTGCGCTCGTCCTTCAA